GGGTAAGACATACAACAGCACTTCCAAATGCCTATATATTATTTGATGATGGCACTATTGGTTGGCTTGCTGGAACCAGTTTTACTAAAACAGCCCCCACATTGGTATCTTATAATTCAGGTACAGCTACAGCAGATGAATATGGTAATTTATTAAAGTATCCCGTTACCTTTAATGCTTTAGGCATATCCTTAACTGGATATGCAGCAAGTTCAAGTGCAGATTTTGAATTACTATTATATAGCACTCCGTTGGGTACTCCGGCAGTAGAGAGAACTATAACAGTAGATGCTACACAGCTCACAGCAGTAAATGGTAGACTCAGAGGGCTATTTCTTTTTTCTACTCCCTTCCTGTTAAAAGCTAATACTGAATATGCTATTACTTTAAGACCTACCACTGCTAATACTGTAGGTACATATTACCATGATGTTAATAACAGCACAGGGGGGAAAGCTGGCAGTCCTAACTCGTATTGTTATGCTGTAAGACGTTTGGATAATACCGGAGCGTTTTCTGATTATAATGGAGGGACAGCAAAAACAAGAGCTATTTCAATATTTGTATTCGGAACCCATATGGCACAAGGGGTTAATATGTGCAGTGGACAAGTAGGAGTTTATTAATGGCTAACAGCAATCCACCAAAAAAGAATCAGGCGTTCGTGACGTATGTATGTTTACGAGATGCAACTGACAATCTTTCCCTAAAATCTACTCCAACAATAGCTGCGGGTGATTTTAAAATATCAAAGGATGGAGGCGCATTTGCTAACTTAGGCACCTTGCCTACTAATACACCAGCTTCCTCTGTATCAGTAAAACTTGATTTATCAGCAACAGAGATGAATGCTGATAATGTATTAATAACCTGGGTAGATCAAACAAGTACCAAAGAATGGGCTGATGGATGGCTTGAGATAAACACCACGGCATAGAAATTAAATGGATGGCATATATTTTGGTAGTTATGTCGCCCCCTCAGGGGCAACGACGATCGATTTGTCGGCGGCATCTTTTAGCTTCAGTGCCAAAACTATACAGAATACTCTCACCGCAAGTGTAACAAGTCCAACGTTTACTTTCAGTGCCAAAACTCTACAGAATGCGCTCACCGCAGGTATGTCGGCGGCATCTTTTAGCTTCAGTGCCAAAACCCTACAGAATGCGCTCACCGCAAGTGTAACAAGTTCAACGTTTACTTTCAGTGCCAACACCCTACAGAATGCGCTCACCGCAGGTATGTCGGGACCGACGTTTAGCTTCAGTGCCAAAACTATACAGAATACTCTCACCGCAAGTGTAACAAGTCCAACGTTTAACTTCGACGGGCAGGACATCATCCGGGTAGCGGTTTGGTTCTTAAGCACGGCTTCCTTCGGGTTCGACAGCACGAATGTAGCAATATCCCAGACGGTAAAACCGTCAGCAGCAGCCCTCAACCTATCACCGAACGCGCAAAACCACACGGTAAGTGTGCAACAGGATTCCCCACCGACGTTTGACTGGGTGGGGCAGCCCTTGCAGAACACAACGATGCTGCCGCTGTCGGTTCCGACTTTCGGCTTCATAGGCAAAGCGATCGAGTATGTTTCGGGGGCAACATACCCGCTCACCGCAGCAATATTGAGCCTTTCGGCGAAAAACCCAGTACCTACCCTGACGATACAGCTGACGGCTGCTACCTTAAATATGCAACCGGCGGGTAATCTTGAATTGTTACAGGATGGCGTTCCAATGGTAGGACCGCTGCGTTTACTGCCGCAGGTCGGAGTAGGGCTGTAACATGCGCACCGACGACCTATTATCGATACTGGACAATCTCAACCCAAACGACCGCAAGGAGGCGATATCAATCGCTACAGCGGTCACGGATCACATGCCCTGGGTACCAAACCCTGGGCCGCAGACCGAAGCGTTCTTCAGCAAAGCTGACGAAGTGTTTTACGGAGGCCAAGCCGGGGGCGGTAAAACTGATCTGCTTCTCGGGCTGGCGCTTACCGCTCACACGAAATCGCTTGTGCTGCGACGCACGAATCGAGAGGTCAACGGCCTTGTGGAGCGTATGACCGAGATCCTGGGCGCACGCGAAGGGTACAACAGCCAAACAGGGTTGTGGCGCTGGCGTGATAAACTGATCGAGCTCGGCGGATGTCAGCTCGAGGAAGACAAACAAAAGTACAAGGGCAACGCAAAAGACCTGTATTGTTTCGACGAACTGTCAGACTTCACCGAATCACAATACGTGTTCATTACCGGATGGAACCGATCGACCTTACCCGGGCAACGATGCCGGATCATAGGTGCAGGGAATCCGCCTACGAGACCTGAGGGGCAATGGGTCGTGCGCCGTTGGGCAGCATGGCTCGACCCAAGGCACCCGCGCCCCGCAGAACCCGGTGAACTGAGATGGTATACGACGAACAACAAGGGCGAGGAGGAAGAGGTGGACGGCCCAGGACCGCATTACCTCGACGGAGATCGCCCATTGTATGCACGTTCAAGAACGTTCATACCGGCGCAGTTGGCCGATAATCCGGATTTGATGGATACTAACTACCAAGCAAGTCTCGATTCGCTACCAGCAGAGCTCAGGGCGGCGTACCGCGACGGTAATTTCCACACCGGATTCGCTGACGATCCTTACCAACTGATCCCGTCAGACTGGATCAACGCGGCGCAGATGCGCTGGCGAGAACACCCGCCGGCAGGCATACCGATGTGCGCGATTGGGTGCGACGTAGCGGTATCGAAGGACAAGTTCGTCATCGCTCCGAGGCACGATTCGTGGTTCGCGAAGCCTGTCGTAATACCTGGGCGCGAGGTGGCGGACGCGAAGCAAGCCGCCGGTAGGATCATCGCGCTGCGACGGGATAACGCGAAGGTCATCGTCGACGTAGGCGGGGGATGGGGTGCCGATTGCTACGGTCAATTGACCGCGAACGGCATTGATTCGCTCGCGTATATGGGCGTGAAAGCCTCAAAGCGTAAGACCTTGGATGGTAAATTCGGATTCGCAAACGTGCGCACCGAAGCGTTGTGGAAACTGCGCGAAGCACTCGATCCATCGCAACCGGGGGGTGCTACGATGCAACTACCACCAGGGTCGACACTGCGCGCAGATTTGTGCGCGCCGCATTATGAGGTGCGGAAGCAAGGCGACATGGTGATCTTGGTGGCGGAGAGCAAGGAAGATGTAAGGGATCGCTTGGGCAGATCTCCGGACGAGGGCGACGCGGTCGTCATGTCCTGGTATGATGGCTACCGTTTGCAGAATATACAGGGCGGTTGGCAGGAGAACATGACTAATTACGGTAAGAGACAAGTTTCCGTCAACCGGGGTAGGCGTTATAAATAAAGGAGGGGATATGACAACATTGCGAACCATAGCGCTGGCGACATTAGCGAGCATTCTAGGCGTTACGCCCTTGGCGTTAGCATTAACTTTTGGCTCGTTTCTAACGAGCGTGTTCCAATCGATATAGGAGGTTTCAATGGCACAAATGTTCAGTAAACCTAAAATGCCGCCTCCGCCGAAGGTGATACCGATGGCGGATCCGATGGCAACAGCAGCGGCAAAGCGCCGATCAATACAGAAACAGCAAGCGGGAAAAGGACGCCAGTCAACGATCCTATCCCAGGGCGATAAACTCGGAGGATAAAATGTCTCTTGAATTCCTGCTGCACCAAGGCAACAAGTTGTTCGAGGAGAAAGCCCCGCTGCTCCGGCTGTGGCAGGAAATAGCGGAGAACTTCTACCCCGAACGCGCTGATTTTACAACCCAACGCCGACTTGGTACCGACTTAACCCCGGGCATATCGGCGAGCACGCCCCTGTTAGTACGCCGTGAGTTGGGCAACGCGATCAGCACCATGCTGCGCCCCACGAATAAGAGTTGGATGCACCCTCGGGTGCAAGGCTACGACAAGAAAAGTCACGAGGCCAAAATCTGGTTGGACGAAGCGGAGCGGGTGCAACGCACAGCGATGTACCACAAACCTACCGGGTTTGCGAAGGCAACGAAACAGGCCGACAATGATTTCATAACCTTCGGGCAAGCGGCGATGCAGATCACGCTCAACCGAAACCAGAACGGGTTACTCTATCGGACGTGGCATCTGCGCGACATGGCGTGGTGCGAAGATGAGGAAGGAGTGATTGACACCGTTTACCGGAAATGGACTGACGTAACACTGGCATCGCTCAACCAGATGTTTCCTAAGACGATGCCACAGCAGTTGAAGGAAAAGATGGCGAAATCCCCTTATGATAAGGCGACCGTCTGGCACATAGAAGTACCGGCGCATATCTACAACGCCAGGGACAAACGCGGGGAGCGGTTCCCGATGGTATCACTCTACGTCGAGATGGAAACTAAGACAGTACTAGAAGAGATCTGGATACCTGAGTGTACCTATATCATCCCGCGTTGGTATACGATCTCAGGATCTCAGTATGCATTCTCCCCAGCAGTAGTCATCGCAACACCGGATGCTCGAACCCTGCAGGAGATGATGGTAACGCTGCTCGAGGCGGGAGAGAAGGCGGTAACGCCACCGATGCTTGGCGTGCAAGGTGCCTTGCGTAGCGACGTGAACGTGATGGCCGGAGGCTTGACCTGGGTTGATCGCGAATACGACGAGCGCCTGGGCGAGGTTCTGCGCCCCCTGACACAGGACACGAGCGGGATCCCTTTGGGCTTCGAGATGCACGACCGGATCAAGAACGATTTATATGAAGCGTTCTACCTCAACAAAATACAATTGCCGCCGCCAGTGCCGAATATGACAGCATACGAGGCGGGAGAGCGGGTGCAGGAATATATACGCGGAGCATTGCCTTTATTCGAGCCGATGGAGATCGAGTACAACGGCCCTCTGTGCGAGAAGAGCTTCACCCTGATGCTGCGCAATGGTGTGTTCCAACAGTATGTCGGACCTATCCCAGAGGATCTGCAGGGCGAAGACGTGAAATTCGAATTCGAATCCCCTCTGCACGACGCAATCGAAAAGGCCAAATCGCAGAAGTATCTCGAGGCCATAGCAACGGTGGCGCAGGCCGCTTCAGCAGACCCGGCTGCGATCCACTTGATCGATGTACAAAAGGCTACACGCGAGGCGTTGCTTGCGTCAGGAGTACCACCGGGATGGTTGAGATCCGAGGGCGACGTGGAAGATATTGTGGCCGCAGAACAGCAACAACAGCAAATAGCGCAGTTATTGGAGCAAATGAAGGTCGGATCCGAGATCGCTAAAAACGTCGGTACGACACCGATGCCAACCGGAACCATGGGAGGGGCGAACGCTGCGCCGAACGTAGGAGGAGCATTGTAATATGAAGAAGATTCCCGAAGCATTCTCGCCCGCCACCTGGGAGGTGGCGGACGTGATGGCTGTGCAAGCCTGCGTGGCGGGCACCGCTACACCGGAGCAGCAACAACGGGCGATCGATTGGATCGTCTACCGCGCAGCAAATACCGATGAAGTCGAGTACCGACCCGAAGAGCGTGATCACGTATTCGCCTCCGGTCGTCGTTTCGTCGGGCTGCAGATTCGCAAACTGATGGCTTTGAAACCACAGGTATTTATGAAACAACAGATAGGAGGGTAACATGGCAACAACAGCACCAGCCGCACCAACGACATTGTTAAACACCGAGGAGCCAAATGCTACGACGCAGCCAGCAGCAACGCCAGAGACGACGAACACAGCACCTGCTGAAGGAGACAATGCACCAGAACCAAAACCCACAGACGCCCCAACAACAGATGCAAGCGGCGCAGGAGATGGCGAACCGGATAATAAACAACCTATTGCCGAAGATTGGGACGCAATGCGAACCCGCCTCGCGAAAGGGGACGATAAGTTACTCAAACGGCTGTCTCGTTACTCGACGTTAGACGAGTATATACGCGCCGGATACGAGGCTCAGAACAAACTCAGCTCGATAAAAGCAAACTCAGCCCCCGGAAAGGATGCAACGCCAGAAGAGATCGCTGAATACCGCAGAGCAAACGGCATACCCGAGGAGGCCACCGGCTACGACGTAGCGCTGCCAGACGGTCTTGTACTGGGGGAGAACGACAGACCGATAGCCGAAAAGTTCATGAACGTGGCGCACAAAAACAATCTACCAAATGCTGTAGTGAACGATATCATTGCGGAGCACCTCAGGGTGCAAGAGGAGATCGTCGCGCAACAACAGGAGGCCGACGCGCAGATGTACGAGCAAACGCTCGAGACATTACGCAGTCCGGATGTGTGGGGCAGCGAATTCGTCAAAAACCGCAACATGGTTATCAACTTGTTGAACGAAGCACCCCCGGGCGTAGGGGATCTGATACAAGGCGCGAGACTACCAGACGGTAGCGCACTCGCCAACAACGCTGAGGTGTTGGTATGGTTGAACAGTCTTGCACGTAAGGTTAATCCGACGGCTACGTTGACAGACGGTAACAGATCGATGCCGACAGACCAGATCGAGAACGAGATGGCACAACTCACGAAGATGATGGGCGACAGCAATTCCGAGTAT